GATCTGCGCAACCGACACCGCCTAAGGAAGAGGCCCACCCTTTCACCCAAAGGTGGAGCCCCTACTGCTGTTACCCAACAGGTTGCTCCACTGCTTAGTCGCCGAACCGTCCCACTGGGACTACGCCGCTAAGACTTGATCGAACGAAAACTAGTCACTATGGTCGTACCACCTTTCAAGAGCGAACTTACTGGGCACTATACAACCCATCGCAACTGATATATGTTCCCACAACCAGTAATACGGGGTTTTGACATAAAGCCTGGCCATTGACTCAATAAAATCCGGAACAATCTCCTCCTCTAAATGGAGAAACCTAGAAAAATGTTTCTCCAGATAAAGAGGAGCAGGTCCGGTGTCTAGAAAGTCATGGCCCATAAACTCCAAGCCCTCACTCGCAGACTTAACAACTACTCCATACTTCGCATACCCTTCCACACTTGCTTGGTCTAGGCGTTGCAACGTGTCATCCCCGCAACAAGCGGGAAATGGCTCGTAATCAACACCCTCATCCAAACAAACGAGTACGTGAAGCATAGCTTGCGCATGAGAGTTTGAGGCTATGGTCACAACGGCACCGCTCTTCATAACTCCTGGCACCTGTTGCTCCAACAGCCAACCCTGTGTTGTTATAAATTTTGCTCCAACTCCGAAGGCTAACTTCCATTCGCGACTAGCAAGGTTCATCCACTCCTCCATCTTACTCCCGTGCCCCATTCTGTACCGGAACTGAAGGTCCCAGTCCAGCAGCCATGAAGGATAGGTCCAATCCCAAGCCGATTTGTCAAGCCCGACGTTATAACCAAATTGCTTCCATCTCTGAATATGTCCACGCCATGCTCCCCCATGAAGCCAAATTCCCTGCTGAGAGGGAATAGAGGTAGCATGACTAATCTCTAGGTCATTTTGGTAATCAAACAACATGTGCCAGAACACCTGATGATCCAAGGGAAAAGCCATGATAAGCCTCCACCTTCCCTCAGCGGCTTTTGATTTCTTATGGGGTTCGCGTTTAATGAACACCCTCTGAACTAAATCTGACTCTCCATCACGAACACGCTGCACATCCAACCAGAGAAGCTGGACCTGAATGGGATCGTAAACGAACCCATCAAACCCCAACCATTCTCCGATGGTAGGCTTATATCCGCAATAAGGATAGCCAGGAGAGGAAGATCTATCCAAGCGATTTAGCACTAGTCTAAACCGCTCGAAAGAAAACCAATCGTCGGGCAGTACCCACCTACAAGGTTTGTACCAATCCTCCATGACACTCAATACTTTCTCGCGTAGGTCGTCTTCCGGTATCATCGCTTGTGTCATAGGTCGAAAATACTTTTCGGCGTGCACCACCAAAGAGTCTAAATCGTCGGCGTCTGACCCTGGCCAGACGTAATCTTCAATGCGTTCAAGCGCTGACTGTAATACCTGTTCGCAACTGATGATAGTCTCTTCAATTCCGCGTCCGTTAAACCCATGCACAGCTCCTCGCAGGACACCGAGCCGGTGTTCTGACAAGACGGGCCGGCGTAGGCCACCAAACCCTGAGGTCCTACCGGTGATGGTAAAACCCCAGGGCGCGCGGCGTTTCCCGACGATTCTTGAGTCAGCGCAGAATGCCTGTTACGCTTGCTGTCTTCTGTATAATCCCTATAGCGTACTTGGTTGTGCCAATCGTCACCATAGGCCGAGTTCATAGCGTCTTTATCTACAATAGCGAACTGACCTTTGACCTTAACGCGAACCGTATCTTGAGATCTCCAACTCTGATCATACTCAATATCGGCTTTGCGTTGAGCCATTTCAGTAAGCCACTCATACGTCTCCTCTAACCGTTGATTCAAGACATGCTTAGCTGTAACATATAACATCTGTGCCGACACTCCTATGTTCGGCCCATGCTGGACCTCAGCTCCTCTAAGATGCATCGCCGCGATGTTACCTGACACTGTATAAGGGGATCCACTGTATCCAGGTAACGTAGTGCCGTGATACCAGGTTGTACCGAAAGCCGCTCTCTCACCCAAACTAAGCGTGCCAAAGGTGCCCATGCCATGGGGACCGGCGACCTTAGCCGAAAGTTTACCAACAATCGGGACTATGGTCGAACGTCCCACACCCGCCTTACTAAAAGCGTTCGGCGGCATGACCACCAAAAACACGTCAGTATGGATCTCATGCTTCCGGACTTCCGAGTCTAACAGCTCTACGTCCGCTTTCTTCCCCCTGACGACCACGCGATCTCCAGAGCGCGCTACTACTTCTTCCCAGACGTGGGCTGGCACAATGAGCGTCTCTAGGTCCCCCACATCTACACGGAACCCAGACCCAGAGACTCTGAAGGAGCCCTCCATATAAAGGCCCACGGCCACTTGTCCAACGGCCATGGACATAGCTGTCTCTGCACTGCCAGCAAAACGACTCTCAGCCAATCGGCCGTGATTCGTCACGCTGGCAGGTGAGACATCCATCTTCATAGGAGGTCTCCATCCAAAGGATCTCCGAACCGAGTTCACCAACTTCGGGAACCCAACATACGCCCCAGCCGCCAACGCCCCCGCAGCCCCACAATAGGCTGCAACTCTGAAGGGGCCGGGAGACCCCCCCAAGATGGCTGAGCAGTCGAACAGGCGGCCCCAAACCGTGGTCGGTTGATTCCACAGTTGGTGGCCACCGAAACATACTAATTCTTCAAAAAAAGGCATTGTTTATGCTTTCTTGGCAACGCTGAATTAAGAAATATGTTTC